GGTGACTGGTGCCAATTCCACTACCCGCGTAGGAGGGGGAGGCGGTGGTGTTACTGGCTCTGCAACCTGAATCGGCTGTTTTGGTTCAAGTTTACGATCTGCTATTCTCTTTGCGCGACGTTCTTTCTCTAGCTCTAACGAAGTAGTAGCAGCAAGCAACAGCACAATCGCAAGAGGGTCAAATACCACCACAATCAGAATGATCACCCAACGAACTGCGGCTTCTAATGTGTTGTGGTCGGGGTTATCGCCGTACACCAATGCTGCAATGTACTTGATTGGTCCGACGTCAGCTTCTATCTTCCTGAACTCTGCAGCAAGCGGAGCCCGTTCTGCCTGGAGACTCTTTATGACTTGTTGTGCTTCTTGAATATTCTTCTGTGTGCGAGTTCGTTCTTTCGCTTGGCTTCGGCGAATCTGCAATGACCGATCAATACCCGCAGTGTCATCGCTGCGGCCAACAGTTTGGTCAACAGCCGCATCCATCTGTGCGAGTTCTTTCTTAAATGCAGCGATGTTCTCTTGCTCAGTTTTGATTCGTTCATCAATGATAGCGATCTGCGCGGAGGAATTGCCAGACACTAGCGTTTGGTCTGAGTGTCCTTTGCTTAAGAACCCGTATGAGCCAACAGTGGTTAGCACCATTAGCACAAAGACTGCGGGCACCAGGTACAGTTTGATCCGGAACTTTGCTTCTTTCCAGTAATAGTGCAACCAAACTGCAGTAGTAATCTTTGCGACCTCTAATGCAATGCCCATGATCGCTACTGGAATAACGGCTGCAGCAAATATCGCAGTCAGTCCTATCACAGAATAATAGGCGCTTACACCAGACAATACCAGTGCAACAATCAACGTGAAAATAGAAAATAACATAACTTCCCCTTCGTTCAGTATTTATTTCCGATTTTCTTACGGGTGTAAATACTGCATGTGGATATATAAAGACCAAGAACTGACAGCAGAAATGGTGCCGATGACTGCAATCGGATTTCTGTACATGATAACAGAGATTGCAACAGGACGCAAATACATCGGCAGAAAACTTTTGACAAAGCCGGCTTACCGAATGGTGAACAAGAAGAAGAAGAAATACCGAAAGAGTTCCGATTGGGAAACGTATTGGTCTTCTTCACCAATGCTACTAGAAGCGATACAGGAAAAGGGAGAGAATGCGTTCAAGCGAGAAGTGCTGTGTTTTGCTAACAGCAAGTCTACGTTGAGCTACATGGAAGAATGCTTTCAGTACCAGCTAGGCGTCTTAGAATCTGACGAGTGGTACAACAGCAACATCCGTTCTAGGATGTTTAGGCGGGCGATATACGGAAAAGAAGACGTGGCAGAATTCCGAAAAATCCTGCCACGTGTGACTTACTAAGCCGGTATACGGTACACGACACCCAGCTTGGACCGAAGTTTGGTGATACCTTCGTGTTCCCAATGGGACTCAAGATCAGCCAGGCCTTTGCGGTCCTTGACTATCGGCGAGTCAACTTTTACTGCAATGAAGTTCTTGCGGTAGTTGACGTAGATGTCCTTCGCTGAGTACACCAGTTCAAGCGCAAACTTGATCCCTTCGGCTTTTGCCTTTTTAGAGTCAGGGTAACGTGACGCGTTGGCAATGTTCCGATCTCTTGCGTCGCGCCACGCGGCCCAACCAACAGGAGCAGCGTCGCGGTCAATGTCTTGGGTTTTCATTCTTCATCCAGTACCGGAGCGTCGTTCAGGCCAAACGCAGCCATGATGTCGTCGGCCACGTCTTCGTAGTCGTCTTCCTTGATGCCCGGGTTAGATCCGTAGTAGGAGTACCCCTCCATTTCGGTCGTGTAGCGAGCAAGGATCCCTACAATCTGCAGGCGGATTTTTTGTTCCGCTGGCGAGATTTGCGACGCTTCGGGATACGATTCAGAGAACCAACGTGCCATTTCTGACTCCTTACTTGCTGTAGACTGCGACGTTCAGCGCCGGAGCGTGTTCGCGGATGATTTCTTGTTCCCGACGATGCGCGTTCAACTTTCCGCGAACAATTTCAAGCAGACCGTAAGTGAAGCTCTCGGGGCCGTATGCGCGGATCGCATTGCACAAGGTCCAGTTCTTGTTCTCGGTCAGCGCCCGACGACAATGTTTTTGTACGCGAACCTTCAGCGACTTTGCAACGCTGCCGACTGCAACAGTAAGGCCAACATATTGTTCGCCAGTAACAGTGTTCGTCAACACATAGATGCAATGGTTTCGATCACTGCGAGCTTTGCGGGTACGTGCCATGTTCTGTATTCCTGTTTGCTTATCCAATGTGTGTATTATACGCTCTTTAAGAAAAAAGTCAACCATTTTCTAGAGTCGTAGAAACCCACAAAGAATCAATGACTTAGCAGCCGAATCTGAACTCCTTTACCCACTCAAATCTGACGTCTGCGGGGTGAAACCACCGGAAATCCTGCTTGACCCCCTTCGAACCGGGTGCTGTAGCAGTGAGAATCCAGCCGTCCCTGCTGTCAAATTGCACAGTGCAGCCTGCTTTGAGCACTTGCACAAACTCAGCGGGTTTCGCGAGCCCTTTCGGGTAGACTTTTGCAATTTTCACGTGGTGATCCTTGCTCTTTATCCAATATGTGTATTATACACTTATCTAGGAAAAAGTCAACCGAAAGATAAGTCGTTGATTTTCAAGACAAATTAGTGAACATTTGCGCTGCAAACGGCGAAAAGTGAATGATTTTGCAGCCTGTAGTGACAGTTTCCCGCAGTTTGTCCACGATATACGGATCACTTTCAACGAAATGTGTGACTTGCGGCATTGTATTAAGTACAGACGCCTTATATTCTGACGGTGTTTGTGTGTCGCAGTCATGGAACAAGCAGTCTTCTGGCAACAGTAAATAGCGGTCTACCCAGGCTCTTGTAAGCAGTCGGTATCGCTTGTTACGCGCCGTGATAATGCAGAAGTCCCCTTGAGGAACAAACACCGGGATCATGTTGCTGGCGATGCGGACATAGAAGTCATGCAAGTCACCTACCGCAGAAATGTGGTTACAATCAGGGATCAACACCCCATCTAGGTCAAACGCTATCATCTCTGAACCTCGCACCACGATCTTCAATTGCAATCGGCTTGAAGAAACAAGCCATGTCTTCGGCCCAGAAGTCTAACAACTTGCCATACTCGCAGTTTTTGTCTGGGCAAAACAAGTCAAGCATTACGCATCCTAACTTGTACTCCATTTCTGGTGCTTCTTCAAACATATACTTTCGAATGTATGCTTGTGTTCCACCACTAACAAAGTTCTCGTCGATAAAAAACACTTTCTTACTGCCCCAGTTTGCGGGTAAGAACAACCCATGCTTGGGGTTAAAGTAGCCTAAGTCCAAGCCTAGTTTCTGTGCGATAAACGTGGCAAACGGCATGCCGCTACGAGCAACACCAATGATCTCATCTGGATTATATTCTGCGACTTTGAGCATCAGGATGTCGCAGTAACCCATCATTTCATCATAACCAATCGCCCGTGCAGGTTTTGGGTAGTCGTCTTTTGTCATATTTTATTCCTAAAAGTTGAGTGTAACAGAAAATTACACTATAAACGAGTAATCTGCTGAAGATTTTAGCTCAGAAAATCGCTGTCTCGCTAATGCGTTTGATTTTATCACTTTTTCGTCAGGTGCGTGATGCCCACCTTTTTCAACGCGGTTTGCAACACGAGCTAATGCTACATCCACCGGGGTATCTTTAAGAACCAGAACAACGTTGTAGCCGTGTTTTTTGGCTAGCTCTATCTTGTTTTGTGCGGCTTTGAGGTTTGCTGCGGTCCCGGGGTGAGCGACGTCTAACTTCTGCTTGAAGGCTGACTCTAACATCGGCATAATTGACGCAATTGCAGTGCTAACGTCGACTTCTTGTTTAACAGCATCCACATCAACTAGGTGGTATTTGCTGTATTCAGGATGGTGTTCAATAAAGTGATTCTTGCCTGAACCGGCGCCGCCTATCACCATCAAGAATGTCGGAACAATTTCAGAATATTTCATTGTTGTTTGACCAGTGCTAACTCTTGACTGCACGTGGCATCATTCTTGAACTGCGCTAAGAACCGCAAAGAATGGTCCATCAACTTGCGTACAATTTTGCTTCTAGATCCAAACACTCTGCAATAGTTCTTATACTCGTAATTATTCTTAATCGCCTTTGTTGTGGATTCAGGAACAGAGAAGTTGTTTCGAATAAACACTTCACACGCCAGCCCGCAAGCATATGCTTCGACCTCGTCATTATGACCCAGATACTCTTGTTCTGCACGAATAGAAGTATCTGGGTGTTTGCTGCGGAAGCATTTGACTGCTCTAAATTCTCTTGCACGGTGCTGTCTTTGGTGGCATTCTTCGTGCATTATGACACTAATCACATCAACAGCCAAGTCAACTATATCTATATTGCGAAGTTGAATTTGCTTTTGTGTCGGGTTGTAGTGCAAAATGATTGATAATGCAGGGAATCCTTCTTCATCTTCAGCGGGGTCGTATAACCCGCTAACAATGACCATATTTGGATCTGCGATTGCAATGCGTTCAGTTCTGAATTTGATTCTAGAGTCGTCAACAGCAGAGCGGAT